CAAACCACATCTCATTGGAATCAAATGATATTCTAAATCATCAACAGGATAATATCCCTTATGAAGTAATCCCTGTTTAAACTCTCGTAATGCGGCGTCCGTCGAAATAAACTTATCTGAAAATACATATCCGGCTCCCATTCTAGACCACAATGGGATTTCCCATATCCAACCATTTGCTATAGCCGAACACATTGTATAATTTACAATTTGTGTTTCTGGATCTAGATAAGGTATTTTAGTAGCCCAAGCATAATTATTGGGAATAAAATCTTCTATAGAATCAAACGGTACTCCTAAGGCTTTAGTCAACAATAAAGATTTGAATCCAGTACAGTCTATAAACAAATCTGCTTTAAGTTTTTCACCATTGTCCAATATAAGATATTTAATTCCATCATCATTCTGAGGCATTCCTAATACTTCTGCCTGAATATGGGTGAAATTATTAGGATACTTAGCTTTACAGTAATGATCTCTTAACCATATACCAAATTTAGTAGCATCAAATTGATAAGACCAGCCCGAGCGTTGTTGAACTTCATCGTTTGATTCTCCTTTTGTCCAGAGCGGCTGATTATAATGAATTGCTTTATTTTGATTTACTAAAGCCATCCCTGGATAAAAACACTCTGCATAATCACTTACTGGTGTTTCAGGATAAAATATTTTTTTAAGATGCCAATCATTTAATTTAAATTCATAGTTATTATGTTTTAAATATTCCGGACCAAATGGAAAATGAAATACACCAGAATCTTCACGATACCAATTTTCATATCCTATACTTAGTTTATGAATAGCATCGCAATGGGACATCCAATCAAAGTCTTTAATGCCTACTAATTTTAACCAATCAACAATACCAGTAAAACCACTTTGATCACCAGCAACTGTACTTTCTCCTACTCCAATAGTAGGAGCATTAGAAGATTCTACAAGTGTGATTTGTTTATCAGGAAATTGATTTAGTAATGTAGTAGCGGTCATCCATCCAGCCGAACCGCCGCCGACTATTGTAATATTTTTCATAATCATTTTCATTTGGCGGTCCGTATGGGACTCGAACCCATAATACCGGCGTGACAGGCCAGCGTGATAACCTATTTCACTAACAGACCGTGGGGAAAGATGAACGTCTTACTCGTTCCGAGCCTCAGGTGCGACCACTTCTGGCTCTAGTATACCTAGTTCATCCTTGATAGAGGTAATTACTCCTCCCGTTGAGGTTTAAAAAGCCAAACTCGTTTGAATGGCACAAATCAACTCTCCGTTTGTTTTCCTTACATAAAAAATATTTGATTGATTCTGTTATAATCTGTAAACATTCCAAGTTCTACATTTTGACTGTGAAGAACATCTGCCTGATATAAGAACATTCTATTATATTTCATTTCAGCTTCAAATTCAACAGTATATGGATTGTTTCCATTAACTTTGGATTTGATATATTTAAACTTTGCATCTTCAATCATCCACTCTGGTAGCCAATCATCAGGAATACTCATTTCATCTTTATGACTATACAAATTTGTTCCGCCAGCACACTCATCTTGAGTATTTAAATAAATCACACTCCCAAATTGAAACTCAGGACAGCCATCGTGATGCGGATCAGCTTCCCAAAAATCTTGATGAGGTATTATACCTACTGGAAACTTTTTTAAAGTAGTATCATTTAAAACATTGACTAAAAATCCTACTTGATCCCAATTCCTACTAAATAAATTTTCATTAAAAAATCTTTCTCCTTTAGCTACTGAAGAATGATACCAGGGGGGATTTCTGTGATAATCAGCATTCTTCCATATACTTTTATTACTACAAAGGTTCAAATATGTTTCATATAATTTTTCCTTCACTTCAAGAGTATCTAAAGAACCTCTCATTCCAGGAAATCCACCTATCAAATCAGACTCATCACTATACTTTAAAGATAAAGCAAGTTCTCTAATTTCATCTGGATTCTTATAAAAATTATCAATAATGACGGCGGATCTTCCTTTAATATTTTTGCTTACTTTAACTTCCGCATCTTCATTAGGTTCAAACATAATTAAAAGTTTATAGGCTGATCTTGATTGATCTCTATTGCTTGAGTGTTTGGATCAAACTTTACTGTAAAACTTACCTCTATTGGCTTGAAAGTACCATCTACATTTAAGATAGGCAACTTACCCTCGACTGCCCCTTGAAGTGCATCTGAGGCACTCTCAAATGGATGGTCAGGATCAGCTTTAATTAATTCGTCTAGTTCTGCTTTTGCATCATCTGGAAGTAAATCAGTAATCATTTGTTCCACGTGATCTTTTGCTAAATCTGTAGCCTTGTCTATTACAAGACTAGAAATAACATTGAATAATAATATTGGTAACATTATATCTCCATAACAAAATTGTTTAAATGAAAAAGGCTCCTTTCGGAGCCCCTTTCGAGAATAAAACTACGCTTCAGCTAATTTGCTAAAGTAACTCATAGTATCATCTGTTGTGCCTGGATCAGGATCGCCATCAAATGGCAAATCATCCTGCTCGGATTGGGTGATAGTCGGAATCGAAACTGATTCTGCCGTGAAAGATGAAGTATCCGCAGAAGCACCGATGACACGGGCAAACTTCTTCTTCAACTCATCATAAGACTTAAACTTATCTCCGGCAATCTCGGCTTCGAGAGGATAAAGTCCTTTGTATAATGTTTCCATTTCTTCTTCAGACTTTAACCATTGAGATGATTCCTCAAAACCAGATTTGTCATACTTCACAAAACCGTCTGCTTTGCGAGCCTTCAGTTTGAAGTTAGCTCCGTTAAATAGATTAAACACATTAACGGGAGTTTCATCTTCAAATTGCGGTTCACCAGCGGCCTGTATCATATCAAAAATAGACTTACCATACTTGAAGAGAAATACTTTCCCTTCATTTTCTGGATGGGCTTGATCACTAACAACATAGATATTGGAGATATACTGAAGCCTACGCTTCCTATCCCTCGCTATATTTTTGTTGCTGTCAATACCGGAATTCCACAACTCTGAATTGGCTTCAGAAACTGGATCCTGTTGACCAATAGTTGTGAGAGAATTCTCAATATACCATCCACCTTTGCCTTTGAAACCGTGTGTATATATTTTCACAAACGGAAAGTCTTCACCATCGGGTGCATCAAGAAAACGAATAATAGCATATCCGTTGCTTGACTTGTCCCGTTCCAACTTCCAGTAACGGTCGTCTATGTATGACTGTTTCGCACCACCACCGGCGGCGTTCAACTTCTCCATCATTGATCCTACGTCCTTTTTAGAATTAGAACGTTTCTTTAGAGCGGCAAAACTCATAATTTACTCCTATTGTTTTGTTTTGATTTAAGGTGTGACTACACAATGCAATCACTTACCTGATTTAGTTTTTAACCTGTCTACACAGGAGCAACGGGGTCACGTTGTTCAGAAGGGTCAGGCACTATCTTTAAATCTGCCTTTGTCTCTGATCTTGCGACTTTGCTTTCGGGCGGTCTCTGTGAATTTGGAATCGGAGATCCCTCAACTGGTGTCGGTGCTTCGTCACCTTCCATAACAGCCTTGATTGCTTGAGCAAAACCCGCTCTCGCCATCTCGGCCCGTTGGACTGATTTATCAATCGCCACAAGATGCTCAATAGCAATCTTCGCAACGTTTGGTAATGTTTCCACATCATAATCTGCTCCGTCAATACGTACAGTATTTCTCGGAGGACCCATTTGTGGATTAGGTCCAGCATTCATATACGCTGGTTGGGTTGATTCTACTTTTTCTTCTTTCTTGTCTTCTACCTTGTCTGCCATAATATACTCTTTCTCATATGGGATTAGTCTGATTAATTATAACCCACACAAAGTGAGTTATCATTTTATTTATAAGCATTATTCTATTCTATTCCTGACACATTGTCAAGTCAATTAGTCGATCCACTTTCTTTCTTTTAAATCACCGGAAACATTATGCTCCGTCAATAAAGAAGGTCTGCTATCAACCATAGCAATAAGCCTTTTATAATCAGCCTTTGCTTCAGCTATGGAATCATATTCAAATTCTGTTTCTAGAACGACATCTTTAATCTTTAATTTAATTGTCAGATCATAACTTCCACTATAACTAATACCTCTCAAATTATTTGTGGTTAGATCGATTAGGGTGTTACCGGTATCATTCAATTGTAGCATCAATGTTTTCCATATCAAAAGTGTTTACTTTTTCGGCTATCAGGAGCATTAACTGCTTCTGGATAAAGCATTATGGCTCTGTTAGAAATCATCCATTCCAAATCGATAAGACTTTGATAATCTTCCTGTGCTTTAGTGCCTGTATCATATACAAATGATTTTGCTTCACCAGAATCAAATACAATCTTAATATAATAATTATTATTCCATTTGAAATGTCGGATTTTTGTTTCGGTTAAATCGATTTGGGTTTTGTGGGTATCATTCAGTTGGAGGATCCGCATCAAAGATTCCTTTCATAATTTTAATATATTTAACACTCTCTAAATTCAAAAATTCCGCGTATCTATCATATCTATATTGCTCGGAAGGAAAAATGTATATGTCTTTTATATCTTTGGCGATTCTTTTAGAGAATCCGAGAATCTTATCCATAATAATATAACTTTCCACTTCAATCATTCTTTGCTGAACGAACCGGAAAATAAGAGGATGTTCGTCTTCTTCTACATCAAATAATCTATCAAATTCTAATCCTCTTGCGATTAGAAATTCGTTCACTTCTTTTAGGTCTTCTTCAAATATATATGTTAACGATTGCACCCGTTTCTGCCAGTGAACGTAAACATCTTCCGATTCTTTAGAGTGTAGATCACCTATCCACAGCACCTCAGAACCGTGATGAGCGAAATTCGCTACATAATACTGGAGCAGGTCTCCTTTGTTTCGTGCCCCTAATGCTTCAAAAAAGTATTTATCTTTACGATTTTCATATGCTTTACCGGTAATATTACCTAACTTACCCTTGTATTTAAAATAATTATAGTCCCGGCTCAGGCTGAAATGTTGCCATAGAGAAAGATATAATTTATATGATTCAAATCCTGTCACAGCGGTAGAGTGCTACCCTCATTATTATCTTTTTTAATTACGTTGTTCCGCTCTGCTTCTTCTGTTATTTTCTCGAGGAATGCGGGTGATATTAATTTAGCCACTTGCTTTGCTTCTAATTGATGTTCGGTCATATATTCAGTCATTGCATCAATATATGTTTCACCCATACCCATTCGCTCTTCCATTAATACTTGGAAGGCCTGTTGCTTATTCACTTTTTTCATAATCTATTCAGTTTCATTGTGATCTACGAGTCTCGTTCTATAACAAATTAAAAACATCAACTGGAGTACATAATATTTCCAGAATGGGGCACCTTCAAAATCAATAATAATATTTTCACCGTCAATTTCTACTTCTTTAATCATATTATTTTCCTTAAAAAATGAGAATGCTATACTTCCTAGATTGTGTTATATGTCAAAATAGGGTTTTAAGCGATTGACTAATACTCGCCGCGTCGGTTAAATGGACAGTAGTCATCTGTACCTCCCCGAAACGCAACATTCTCAATTCATATATCTTGTTAGGGGAGTTTCAATTTCATTTAAATCTGTATATAATACTGCCTTATTGTTTTTACTATCTCCATTATGTTTTGTTTTATATGCGTGGCAATTTCTACAAAGTGTTTGTATATTATCAGGAACATTATTCCACTTATCAGAATCTATATGGTCCATCTCTAGCATACAAGAATCTTCAATGGTTGCTACACAAGCAAAGCCTAGACGCCCATCTGTATTTTCGCAAGTAGTTTTCTTATGCGGATTGACACCAGGTCTATTACGAAATCCACTGTGGCATTTATAACACTCCGCTCTAATCTGGTATGTACCGTTTTTATTTACCTTGTGTGTATGTACAAGATTCTCACAACCTTCGTTGATACAGGTTGGTCTAAATTCTTTATAATGATTTTTCTTTACTTTCATAGTATAACACAAAAAAGCCTATCTGTCAAGTAGTTCCTTGCAAATTTTCTCACGATCTTCAAAGGAATAATCCATTTCCCATCCTTTGATTTCTGCGAGTGACCGTTTACAAGTCACACAAAAGGTGTTCTTACTATTCATTTTGCAATGAAGGTCATTCTTCCCTACACAAGGCGTTTGTGCTACGCATTGGGAGATAAATTTATTTCTTGATGTTTCGGTCATTTTTGGTTCTTTCGTATTCTTCGTTTTGTTCCTGGGATTCTTTCTTCATATCTGTCCACGCTATTATCCATATTGTCTTTAGTGCAAATAAAAAGAG